ACCTATCACAACTATTTTGGTCTTAAGTGCGGTACAAAGTGGACTGGTAAGAGTGTGAACATGAACACACAGGAAGAATATGAAGTTGGAACACTGACAACGATTGCTGATAATTTCAGGGTCTTTGATTCAATGGAAGAAGGGGTTAAAGGTTACTTTGAATTTATACAGTTGTCTCGGTATCAGAATCTTAAGGGAATCACAGATCCTAGAACATACCTTGAAACAATCAAGGCAGACGGTTATGCGACAAGTTCAACATATGTTCAGAATAACATGAACTTGGTTGAACAGTACGAACTTACAAAGTATGACAATGAAAAGGGTGATAACATGAGTGACAGATATAAACCGGGAAACTGGCTTGCACAGTATAAAGGTATTGCAAAAGGCAGTGAACAGCACAAAGCAATTCTGAAAGTATTCAATGATTCAGGACTTTGTACAAGATATAAAATGACAGTCAATGATGCTTGGTGTGGGACATCTGTATCAGCAGCGTTCATTGCAGTTGGTCTTTCCAACATTTTCCCTTGTGTTGAATGCTCTTGTGAAAACATGATCAACCTTGCAATCAGTGCAGGTATTTGGGTTGAAAATGATGCTTATGTACCTGATGTTGGTGACGTTATCCTGTATGACTGGGATGATAACGGTGTTGGAGATTGTACAGGTTGGAGTGATCATGTAGGTATAGTAGTATCATGTGACGGTTCTATGATCAGAGTCATTGAAGGTAACAAGTCAAACACTGTTGGTTATCGTGATATTGCTGTAAATGGTAAACACATCAGAGGATTCATTACACCGCATTATGCAGCAGGTGGTTCTGTTACACCGCAACCTTCCGGTAAGAAATCAGTTCAGGAAGTAGCCAAAGAAGTATATGCAGGTGAATGGGGTAACAACCCGGAAAGAAAGGAAGCACTGGAAAAAGCCGGATATGATTATCAGGAAGTGCAAGATGCAGTAAATGCACTGGTAAATGGAAGCACACCGACACCTTCAAAATCTGTACAGGACGTTGCAAAAGAAGTTATTAATGGTCAGTGGGGGAATAACCCTGACCGTCAGAAGAAACTTGAAGCAGCAGGTTACGACTATCAGGAAGTACAGAATGCAGTTAATGCAATTTTGAAAGGAAATGCTGCAATGGACTTGACCGCTATTGCAAAAGGAGTTATTCTTGGTAAGTGGGGTAATGGTCAAGAACGAATTGACCGCCTGAAAGCAGCAGGTTACAGTCCTACAGCTGTACAGAAAAGGGTCAACGAATTAGTATAACAGATGGTTCAGCGGTGGCAATGCCACCAACTTGCCACCATTGCAGACATACAACACAAGAACGCACAAGGCGGTAAAGTCTGAACTATTAAAAATACTTGATTTTATAGGCTATTTGAGAATGTACAAAGCTGTACAAGGATTTAAAAACAGAACACTTAACAGAGTGTGCATGTGGAGACATGTGTTTTATTGTCCAAACTAGGACAATAGTTGGATGATTCGATGACTGGAAAGTGAAGAATTATTATATAAGTCAACGAATACTAGGAAGCAGATGACTAGAATTTGAAGAATTGCTATATGAGTCAACGAATGCAATGTATTCGTAATATGGCAGAAGAGATTGTGTTAAATGAATTGATTTACAGGTAAACAAAGAGCTGAACAGGTAGGAAGAAAAATCCTATTTGTTCAGCTTTGGTGTTTATAAGGGGGCAAAGAAGAAGCATATTACAATTCTACTGCTAGTCGATTGATTTATGCATATTCCCATTATAATATGTGTGCAGGAGGTGAATATATGTATCAAATTAGTAATGAAAAATTCGGTTTATTTGTAACCGAATTAAGAAAGGAAAAGAATTTAACTCAAAAGGATTTGGCTGAAAAATTATATGTATCAGATAAAACAGTTAGCAAATGGGAACGTGGTCTTAGTATGCCCAATGTCGTATTACTCATACCAATAGCTGATATATTAGAGGTTACCGTTACAGAATTGTTACGTGGAGAAAAAATAGATACACAGAAAAATATTGATAGAAAAGAAATCGAGGAATTGGTAGTAGGTTCTCTCGATATGGCTGTTAGGGATTCTATTCATCAACATAGAAAAAACTGGATATTAGCATATTTGTTATGCCTTTTTATATCTATTACAGAAATTATTATCTTAGTTGTATCTGGAAGTTCATTAGCTGAGATGAAAGGGGATATATTGCTGGTTACAGGGTTAATGCTTTTATTTGGTGCATGGTTTTGTTTCTTTGCCAAAGACATGTTACCAACATATTATGATGCCAACAAGATAAATTATGTTTCGCAAGGAATTTTTAGAATACATCTAGTGGGTTTATCCTTTAACAATGGAAATTGGATGTACATCTGCACAACTTTAAAAATATGGACACTTGCAACGGTTGTTTTATATCCTCTTGTAGGTATTATAATAATCAATTGCTTCAATATAGCTTTATGGAATATTTTGAATAAAATTTTCTTAATTATGATATTAGGTGGTATGGTAGTTTCGATTTACATTATCGGGAAAAAATACGAATAATTAAATTACCTGTTATCGTTGTGGATAGTACTAATTTACAACATTCTTCATGGGAAATATGGAATGCAGCAGAAGAGATTGTATTAAGAGAATTACTGTATATTTAAAGCATGGAAAGCTCCTTTGGGAGCTTTTTGCTGGTTATCAAGAAAGTATATAGAAAATGCATTAATCATATGGTATGATTTGAACAGAAGATAGAATTTTATGAAGTAAGAAGAATGTTTTGGAGAAATGTAACTTAGAAGTTACAGAATTAAGTTAATCGTGCCATATGGCTTGATTATAAAAGCAAAGATAAAAACGCAACGTACATCTTTGGTGTGCCAGAGCCGGTAGGTAGCCCGGCCGTCCTATATAAATAGGGTAAGTAACCTGCCCCTCCGGGTTGTCCATTCTTTGTTCAATCAATTTTAGGAGGGATTCTTATGGACAAAGTAAATGGAAAGCTGACAGTATTTTTTGAAGAGCCGTTTTGGGTGGGAATCTTTGAACGCATCGAAGATGGTAAACTATCTGTGGCAAAGGTAACATTTGGTGCAGAGCCAAAAGATTATGAAGTACAGGAATATATTCAAAAGTGCTATTTCAGTTTGAAATTCAGTCCGGTTGTTGAAACTGTTGTAAAGGATATCAAAAGAAATCCGAAACGGATGCAGCGGGAAGCAAAGAAGCAGATGCTGGAAATAGGCATTGGTACAAAATCGCAACAGGCGTTGAAATTACAACAGGAACAGAACAAGCAGGAACGCAAAGAGAAAAGACGCAAGAAAAAAGAGGCAGAAGAGCAGCGAATGTTTGAACTGAAACAGCGAAAGAAAAGAGAAAAGCATAAGGGACATTAAAGTCCCTTGGCCTTTTACTCAAATCGAAAAGTGTTGAATAAAGCTTTCGGGAGGTGTTTCTATGAAGAAAAAAGTACTTGCAATTATGTTAATCGCCATGTCAATAATGTTGATTTCGGCGTGTGGAAAAAAAGAAAAACTGTACGAAATTCCTGATTTATCGCAGTATAAGACAGATTATGTAGGAGATTCTTCAAATGTTATAAATATTGTAAGTGGTCAAGAGTATCCGGCGGGATACTCATATGACAGTATAGAGATACAGTCTGAAACAGAGCCTTATGGATTAACAGTTTTTCTAAAAGATGAGCCGTCTGCAGCCAAACTTGAAGATGAATTGCAGGTTAATGCAGATATGACATTTGACTTGATTGGTAATTTGGGAACAATTGATTATAAAACAGCAGATAGCAAAGAAATTATTGCATCGTATGAACGGTGATATATTTTTAGTCAACTTTTAGATAATTTGAAGAGTAGAATATAAAAAGGCGTATGGAAGTTTTAAATCCATACGCTTTTTTGGGAAAAACTCATTTTTGAACAAGAGATTTGTAAGAACATATTATCTATTCAAAGACGGTTACAATTCCATATCATATGACTTTTTCTTAGTTCGAGCAGGCTGATTTCGCCGCATTTCTTGTTTTCTCTGATATTCAAGTTCCCATGCACGATGAGAGAAAACATCAGGATCTTCCGCATTGAGATAATCCACCTCATTGGCTGCAATATCACGTCGGTGATAGTCATAATATTTACCGAAAGTACCTTTGAGCTGTTCGATCAGCTTATCCCGAAAATCAGGACGTATCTGGATTCTGGTGTCCAGCAATTCTGTATACTGTTCAGGTTCAGGACGAAATTTTTCTT